CCACTATGGAGTCTCTTAGGTCGGACACTAAGAAGGTGGTGTTCGGAACTCTGTATGGAATCACCGCGCACGGCCTAAATGCTCGCATGGGGTTCACTGAGGAGAGAGCTCAGGAAATCATTGATAAGCTGATGCAGCGCTTTCCTGATATCCAAACCTACATCGAGAACACCAAGAGAGAAATCAGCGCCAAGGGATTTGTAGTTACTCCGTACGGTAGGTTCAGGCGATTCCCCATGGCAAAGGTCGGCAGGTGGATGGAGGGTAGGAACCACCGTCAGGGTGTAAACTTCCTAATCCAGTCCTACTGCAGTGACATTGTGATGAGCTGCCTAAAGAACATAGCAGCTACTCGCAAAGAGGTAAGCCTAAGACTACTGCTGACGGTGCATGACTCGATCTGCTTCGAGATGCCACTAAGGCTTGTTAAGGACTTGCCGGATTACTTGAGCAAGGCAGTAGAAGGGCACATCAAAACAGTGTTCCCTGATATGCCTGTAACCATGCCTTACGACGTTACTGTCGGGTTCTCCTACGGAGAGACAAAGGACATTAAAAAGTTCGTCCAAAATATGGTATGAGTAAGCACGCTGACATTTAGCAGATGAACTAATTAGTTCAGAAGCAGTTACTGCTTCAGAGTAACGAACACCCCTAGCCGTCCTTCGGACGTCTAGGAGGTGAGCAGCTCGAAGAGACCGTGGCCAGGCATGGAAATTCGTGCTAGTCAGCAAACAAGAGTCGAATGCGGAGAGACTCCGCAGTGGTACTTTCGGCGCTACGCGCCGTAGCAACAAGCCCGGCCGCCGGAGGAGCTCGGACATGGGCAAATACGTGACTAGCTAGCATATAAGTTGAAGCTGGCGATACGCCAGCAACGTTATTTACTGACCGGGCTACGCCCTGTCAGTCTCGAGATGACCAGGACATCCGGTCAAATGTAAATTCGTAGCTAGTAGTTAGTGAAGACAGCAGATAAAAGTTAAAGGGCAAGCTACTTGCTCTATGTACTTAACTACTCAGCAGGCCCTCGGGCCTTCGGCCCTCGGCTGAGTAGAATTAAGCGCCCTCCCGTCATCCGCGGATGACTGAATAAAATTCGTGCTGTCACTTACCGTAGAACGTCAGGTTGTTAGACTTTATCCTACCAGCTATCCAAGCAAAGACTTGGGCATGTAGGGCATCGTCTGGGCAAGAGGGTTCATGCCTCCACACTCTCTTTCCCATGGCAGTTACTTCTTCGTAGACGTTCATAACGTCGTCGAAGGCAGGCATGGATATCTTCTGGGTTGGATACTCCATCTGGCCATGCTTAACCTCCATGAGGAAGTTGTCTATCATGGTGGTTCTGTCCACTAAATAACGGTCCCGACCATTCCATCTAAACGGAGGAGCGTCTCCCTCGGAAGACCCGTACTGCACGGCCCACACTCGGTTGTCGCCGTAAAGCTGGCGTAGCTGAGCGTTTGCCATGTGACCCTCTCCAGCATCGCAGACTATGAGAGATACTGAGTGCAAGGCCATCACTCGGGCTATCTCCTTGACCGTGACGATTGGGTTCTCTTGCTGGAATATTCGGTACCACAAGCATCTATACCTACCCCCAGCATTGACACCCCAGATCCAAGCGGCTGTTCTGCTGTGCCCCGACGTACCGCCTCCTGACCAGTCAACTCCTCCAACAACATGAACAGAGGAGTGCTTAATGGCCCCAGAAGGCTTCTCGTCAAAGGAGTAGTCAGCGCAGGATGACAACAGCTCGTCTAGTGCTATAAACCTAGCGCCTACAGAGTCAGAGATGCCGAGAACCTCGTTCTTAAACTGCGAGTCTCCGTACTTCTCTAGCTTGGTTCTTATTCTTCCCCAGCGCTCTGGATTGTCATTGTTCTGGGGTAAGATAATCTGTGGGATATGGAATGACTTGATACGCTGATTTACTGGGTCAGCGGGGTCAAGGTTCTCGGGTATAGGGTTCATGTCCACCCATACTCCGTTACGTGGATCCACATTCTTTTTACACTTCAGGCATACAGGTCCAGTGTTGCCTATGCCTGCATCAGAAATGTAAAAAGAATAGGAGTTACATCCAGAGCATTTGATGCACCACTCTCCCTGAGTAGACTGTCTCCAAAGAAACTCTATGGTATTCTCCATAGTCTTTGGGGTGCCAGTGTAGGACATAAATCCGTAAGGAGAGTTAGCGGCGCATTCGGCAATGACAGGAATGACTTCGTCGTATAGAATGTCCTGTATCTCGTCGAAGTTAATCCTGTCTGCCGTATAGCCGCGAGCTCTATCAGGATTGTCAGAGGCGTAGCTGAAGATAAGCTCAGAGCCGTTCTTCAGGATCTTCAAGAAGACGTTGTCCGGGGCTGACGGGGCCAAGAAATTGTCCCTAATCAACGGACTATGCTGAATCATCTTAGCGATTCTCGTATTGGAGAAAGCGCTGGTCTGCTTCAGGGTCGGAGATATGTACATGGTCTTGAAGAAAGGAGTTGAAACAACATCTGCTAGGGTAAAGGCCGCAGCAGATATAGACTTTCCGACCTGACGACCGCACTTCAGTAAGGTGTTCTTCCACATGCCCTTGTAGTAAGCATCGTACATAGGGTAGTCGTGTAGGGAGAACTGGTTGCCGTCAAGAAATAGGACGCTCTCAGCGAGCGAGCGTCTGTCTGTAGAGATCAGGGTCATATGAGATCCGGATGTTTGTGGCTGAGTATTCTTTTCATAATCATAGGCGTGGCTTTTCCAAAAGTTACGGCTGTGATTCTTGCCAGCGCATGGTACACCGTCATGCGTCTTTTGGGGTAGATAATGTCTGAGAAGTTTTGGGAAGAGATCGGCGTGCCCTTGAGCAGCATCGGCCAGGCCCGGAAGATCGTGGAGCTGGCGTTCGCCAGCGGCACGGTCCCCTGCTTGGTCGGCCATGCCGGCATCGGCAAGACCGAGACCTACAAGCAGATCGCCCGCGACAGGGGCTGGGGCTACGTGGCGCTCTACGCCCAGTTGTCCATGCCCGAGGACATCGCGGGCCTGCCCTTCCGAGCGGAGGACGGCAAGTCGTACGACTGCCTCATCGACAAGAGACTGCGGGAGAAGGTCGAGGCCAACCCGCAGGGCGGCATCCTGGTCTTCGAGGAGGTGAACCGCGCCTCCCGTGACACGGCCAGCGCCGTCTTCGCCTTCATGGACAACCGTGGCGCCGGCTCGTGGCGTCTTCCGGACACTTGGCACATCGCCATCGCGCAGAACCCTGCCGGTGGCGAGTACGCGGTCAACGACCTCAACTCCGATCACGCCTTCAGGCGGCGTGTGACCTGGGTTGCGGTGCGTGAGGACGCCCGTGGCTGGATCGAGTACGGCGAGAAAACGGGCTTCGATAGCCGGGTTATCGAGTACGTCAAGGCCCACCCGGCCATGCTGCTCGACGCCACCACCCGGACCTCCGGAAAGACCTACGCCAATCCGGCGGCGTGGGAGAAGGTGTCGAAGACCCTCACGGCTATGAAGTCTCTGGGGATCAACGACCTTGAGCTGGCTCGGGCCAAGCTCAGCGGCGACATTGGCGAGGTTGCTGCGGACGGCTTCATCGAGTACGTCAAGAACAGCGACAGCGTGATGTCCCCGCAGGAGGTACTGTCCTACTACGCGGACAAGAACTCCGACATTCGTCGGAGGGTCAAGGGGAAGATCAGCGAAGGCGCGCTCGACCGTGTCAGCGCCCTGGCGTCCAGCGTGGTGCAGGAGCTTGTCCGTGGCAAGCCGGAGGCGTGCAAGGAGCTGGCCGCCAACATTGGCGAGTTCCTGCTCGACCTGCCGAAGGAGCTGACGGCCGCCTTCTTCAGCGAGATGTCCTCGAGCAAGACGCCCGAGGACGCGCCGTACTTGGCCCGTGTCAACAAGTACTGCGGTCTCAACGGCAGCTACCAGAAGGCCATCAAGGGCCTGTCGAAGTCCATCGAGGCTGTCGAGGACGAGATCGGCTGATAGCTAAAGGGCCACGGGACCCTATCCAAATCCCGTTTTTTTAAATCCTAGCTAGAGGACCAATTGTTAAAAGATCACTTTCCATTTAGCTCTCCTCCGTACAAGCATCAGCTAAAGGTGTTTAGTGCCATAGAGGAGTGTAGGAGGACTGGGCTGGGAAAGAAGTTCGTCCTCCTGCGGGGCCCAACGGGCTGCGGCAAGTCTGCCATCGCCATTACCCTTGCTCTAGAGGCAGCCTCTCAGGGCAAGTCAACTCACGTACTCGCGTCTCATAGGTTTCTTCAGTCACAATACCTGAATGACTTTGAGCAGTTTGGGCTAAGGAATCTGTGGGGTAAGAGGAACTATAACTGCAGGCTAGCCGAGGTACACGGAGTAACCCTAAACGGCAAGACTCCTGACTGCGGTGAGTGCATGGCCTACAGGAGAGATCTGTCCAGAAAGATATCTAAGCTCTCCGGCAAGGACTTCATAGCCTCGCACTGCTCTTCAAAAGAGCCTGGGGATCTGTGCCACTACACCAAGGCTCGGATGTCTGCGTCCACCTCCAGGATAGCCCTAACTAACTACAACAGCTTCCTGGCCCACACTTTCTATACGGAGACGCTAGGTAAGAGAGACCTGCTGATAGTAGACGAGGCCCATCTGCTGGCAGACCGTTTAGCGGGCTTCCTTACCACAGAGGTACCTCTGCTGGACGAGTGGGTGGAGGGACACAGCAACTCCAAGAATCCCAAGGATCACTTGGCCTGGCTTAACACTGTAGTTAAGAACCAGCTACTGGCTACTGTTGAAGGAATGGCTAAGGCTATTAATCATGGCATATCCATACACATGGATGACATGTTTAACTCCTTAGTAGAAAACAATCCCATGTATGCAGAGATAGCTGCATCAGTACCCAATGGCAAAGACTCAGAAGAGGTAGACTTTGTAAAGCTGTACCAGCTCTACAAAAAGATAGAGAAGCTGCTGGAATCAGCCACCCTTAACCCAAATTACTGGGTAGTAGACATCGTAGACAAGAACGTTCCTGGTGTAGGGGTAGAAAAAGTACTGGAGTATAAGCCTGTTAAGGTAGGAAAGATGGCGGAGACCTACTTGTTCAAGTATGCTGACGAGGTAGTCCTCATGTCAGCGACTATGAACACGGGACCTTTCCTATCTGATCTAGGCATTGAGTCGGATGACATAAAGGCATTCATAGACCTGCCTTCTGTGTTTCCTCTGTCAACTAGACCGATAATAAACATACCAGTTGGCAGTATGGCTAGGTCTAACAGAGATGAGACTATCGTAAAGATAGCTCGTCAGCTAGAGGACTTGATACTCAACAAGCACCCAGGTGAGAAGGGGGTTATCCATCTCCACAGCTTCAAGAATGGTCATGACCTGTACAAGCTTCTTAGTTACAAGGCCCGAAGCAAGATCATCTGGCACTTAACAAGCGACAACGTTCGTATAGAAGACCTAACGGAGAAGTTCTTCAAGTCAAAGGACAGCTGGCTAGCCAGCCCGTCTATCGTTGAGGGCTTAGATGGCAAAGATGACAGAGTAAGAGTTCAGGCTCTTATAAAGGCGCCCTACCCCAACATAGGTAGCGCTCAGGTCAGTGCCAGAAGAAACCTCAAGGACGGCCATGAGTGGTACCTAGCACAAGCGGCCAACAGCCTAGTGCAGGCGTACGGTAGAGGTACACGTCACGCTAACGACTATAGCGTCATGTACGTCCTGGACTCTGAAGTGTCCAAGGCCGTAGCTAGCGCGGCAGGCGTAATACCTAAGTGGTTTATGGACGCCTGGAATATATCGCAGCCGAGTAACTGGACTCTACAGGACGGTAGATACGTCAATAGTCCAGCGACACGTTAGATCCCTCAAGCTGGGACTTGAGAAGGTCCTTACGTGTCTTAAGGTAGAGCGCGGCCTCCCTAAGTATGCGGGCCTGCACAGACGCTGCGTCGTCTTCGTCGTAGTAGTCTACCTTAGTAGACGTAAGGACCTTGACCAAGTCTTCCTTGAGCTTGGTAAAGTCATGCGTCTTGGACGTTATCATGTCCAAGTGCTTTGACGCAAAGGTCAGCTCGGGCGGCACCATGACCAGTCCGTTGTGCGCTAGAACGCAAGCAACGTACATAGCCGTGTCGTCTCCGTATTCCTCCGGGCCGGGGCGACCATCGTAGTGATTGGCTACGTACCTAGCCTCAGTCGTACCCCACACAAGCTCGCCAACAGAGCACTCATTGACACTCTCTGGTAGAGCTATGCGCCCGTTGAGGGACTCCATTAGGTTGTTGTAAACCTTGTAGTCCCACAGGTGGCTAGGGCACAAGCGTATAGCCGTGACTGCTAGCAGTCTGTCTCTAGCTTCTTCGTCTGGTAGACACCCTATCTCATCCAGATATGTAAGAAGAGTGTCAAACTCCCAGGCTGCGTGCGCTCCGTTGGTGAGAGCGTCACAGGCAAGGGACAAAGAGATTCCAAAAGACTCTGGGTCTTTTAGTATCGCTATGGCTTTGTCACGCAGCACTTAGACCCCCAGCTGATTTACCAGCG